CAAATAGTACCCCAAACATCGTCATCTAGTGAAGAAGTATTAATGGTAGTTAACTTTGCAAATAAAGTAGTAGCTGCAAGAGGACAAAAAATATTTAGTTCTGCTTCTACTGAATTAGCCACTGCCATAACATCAGATGCAACAATGTCAGGGTCAGGAACTATAACAGTTGATAGTACAACAGGTTTTAGTTCTAGTGGTACATTACAAATAGATTCAGAGATATTTACATACACAGGTGTTACATCAACAACCTTTACAGGTGTGACAAGAGCAACAAGTTCTACAAGTGCCGCAGCCCATGTTGTAAATGCAGTTGTATCTGAAAGTTGGACTGAAAGAGATACAGGTAGGAGTAGTGCATCACGATATAATTTTGAAAGATTTAATTTTGATGGCAATGATAAGTTAGTTGTTGTTGATGGGGATAATGCTCCAACTTTTTTTAACTCTGCTATGTCAGCTACAGATATTACATCGGCAGGTAGTGGTGAAGTAAGCACAGCAGTTACAGGTGCAAAGTTTGTAGCAGCTTTTAAAGACCACATGTTTTATGCAGGTATGTCAAGCACACCACAAGAAATAGTATTTAGTGTGCCTTTTGATGAAGATAATTTTGCAACAGGTAGTGGTGCAGGTAGTATAAAAGTTGATGATACAATAACAGGACTGAAAGTATTCCGTGATAATTTATTTATATTCTGTGAAAATAGAATATTTAA